CCTCCGATTCTTGAACCGAAGGTCGGGGTATTGATCTTTGAGATCTGAGTAAGGAGGTGATTGCTCGCATCTCTGGCACCCTTAAGGAGCTTCTTTATTCTCCCGTCTTTGACTTCAAGGCCAGACCTTGCGATGGTCTTAGCATCCGAGAGAGCTGAAGCAAGAGACATAACCCGTGCCTCTTCTACGGTCTTCTCGATGAGTGAGATGAAGTCGCCTCTGTAAGACACACTCTTAGTGCTGATTTGTTGAATGCGATCAGCCTCATCAAAGTTTTGACCTTGCTCGAAATGGTCGTGGATGCTCTTCAGATTTGGGAGGTGTCCGTGTCTCTGGGTGAACTCGCGGATATACTCATAGATGTTTACCTCTGAAGGTATATCAAACTTGAAGATTGACTCTCTCAGAGCGAGGTAGTTCTGATACATCAAGTTAGTGTCGTCTCCGCTTGATGTAGATGGGATAATGCTTCTCAGTAGACTCATAATTTAATCCTCTTGTGTGATCCGATATTCGAGGTCACTTTTCCTGTTTCTGTGGCATTGCTTCTCCTCATGACTTTGGTCTCAATCCTGACTCTAGACCATCCTTGAATCATTTCCTGAAGGGTAGAACTCCAGCTTAAGTGACCCTCCTCAAGGGGCTTGGTCGGCTCTTCTACGAGCCATGTTGCCCTGTTGAGGTGTTCTCTCATCTCAATCGTCTCGACAAGCACCTCTGGCATCGCGGAGTTGCGAGCCATCTTAGTGCCGAGTCTCACAATAAGTAAATGGGGAGACTCAGCAAGATCCTCTAAGCTATATACTTTAAGGTGTCTTTGGAAGTCAGGGTCTGCCACCGCAAGGCCTTGAGCATGAAGACCGCCCAACCATGCACTCATGAGCGTGTGGTCTCCTACCACTTTCATAAAGAGGCTTGGGTTTTTGGTGTTAGCGAAGGCTGTTCTCAAGTGTACCCTTAACATATCTCGGTCTGAGGAGATGAGGAGATTCTGTCTGTCCTTTCCGTCTAGGAGAGAAGACTCCTTCACAGGAACAAGCCCTAAGTTTGACCAAGCCTTCTCCGCCTGCACTTTCAATGCTTTGTTCAGAACACACTCGCATTGGATTGCTCTCGGCATACCATTAAAGCCGTCGTCTACTTGTATATATCCGAACCCATTACATTTCTCACATATCATTAATTTTTCTCCTGTCTTGTATTCCTCTATATTATAATAAAGGGACGCGAGACAGAGGGAATAAAATGACATATGCGAAACTTAGAGAGTGCGGGCTTTGCTTAGGTGTGCCTCCCTTCAACTGTAAACTATATATTTAACGAGTTAAGAAAACACTACAAAGGGATAACTAATGTATCACTCAGCAAAAGTACTAGGGCAGATCTTTGCCAATCCACCATACTATATCCTCAGATGCCTTGTCGCATCTGAGGTAGGTTCAGAAACAATCGTGGTCAAAGGTAATGTGCCTGGGCCTGTTGACCGAGGCTCCGTATTCACCTTTCAAGGTAAAAGGAAGCAGGACAAGAATGGCAAGATGATCTTTAATGTGGTTAAGAGTCCTGTGAACCCAAAATGGCTGAAAGGTACAGCTCTGACAAGTTGGTCTGAGTGGACATCTGCATCTATGACTGAATCGGTCGCTTTGCTTGGTGACCTAATGGACTCAGGTGTATCTGTCCACGTACTGAATGAACTCTGGAAAGAGATCTCCCAGAACCCGAAGTTCTTACGGGAGAATCCTTGGATCTTAGTGGAGTCAGGCGTTTCTTTTAAGGATGTGGATGCTATAGCAAGATCTATCTTAGTCTCTGACTTCGACAGGAAGAACCCGCACAGAGTGGAGGCTTGTGTTTATTGGTCGCTATCTCAAGGTTTCTTGAATGGCCACTGCTTCCTTAATGCAGACACCGTTTTCCGAGATGTCTCTCTCTTGACAGGCATTACCGATCCTTCTGAGATCAAGTCGGCAATCTCGAATATGATGTTAGCGAAGAGACCTAGACTAGTTATCGAGAAGATAAGAGGATCTAACGCGGTCTACTTGCCTCCTTATCATAGCATGGAGTCTGGGGTGGCCGAGAGGTTGAAAGAGAAGCTCTCTAGGGATTTGGCGGGGGATGTCTCAGAAGAGACCATTCGATCATACACAAGGTACGAGCTTACAGACACCCAGATAAAGGCCATTCAACAAGGCATACGAGAGCCACTCTCAATCGTTACAGGGTTGCCAGGTACAGGTAAGACTACGATCCTGTCTACATTATGTAAGATCCTTCAAGATGAAGGGGAGGACATCTTGCTGATTGCCCCAACAGGAATAGCGGCGAAGAGAGCCAACTCGCTCACAGGTGTAAAATCCTATACGATCCACAGAGCGTTCGGTGCGGGTCAGCCGAGTGCGAAAGAAAAAGAACAGAAGTCCAGCTACGAGGGAGTTCAGCAAGAGGAGGAGAAGCGAGAGAAGAAGCTGAGTGATCCACGCCTAACTACTTGGAGTTACAATGCTAACAACCCTCGAACAGAATCCGTTGTTATTGTAGACGAGAGCTCAATGGTAGACCTTCACCTGATGTGGCGAATAATGAATGGTATTTCAGAGTACTGTAGGGTCATTTTAGTGGGGGATATTGCTCAGCTCCCCCCTGTAGGGGCAGGTTTTATATTATTTGAGCTTATTAATAGTGGCGTTCCTCGCACGCACCTCACAGAGGTTTTCAGGCAAGGAGAGGGTTCGGGTGTTACAAAGGCGGCTCACGAAGTGCATCGCGGTATTGTCCCAGAGTCGAACACTGAATTTGAGGTAGTCTCTCTTGACCAAGAAGTTGATGTGCTCTCTACTCTGGTAGAGAAGTGTAAGAGTCTACAGATGGATGGGGTGGAATTCCATGTGATGAGTCCGACACATCATGGGACTCTTGGGGTGACTAACCTTAATAGGGAACTCCGCTCCGCCCTTAACCCCGACATCGGAGGGGTGTGTGTTAAGATAGGGAAGAACACTCTCAGAGAGGGAGATCGGGTAATGATCACTAAGAATGACTACGACCTTGAAGTCTTCAATGGAGATGTTGGCACGATCTCTCGCATTAGCAAGCATCATGTGGAAGTCTCTATAAAGGGCGTTCGGGACTCTCTCATCTCTATACCTAGAGACAGGATAAGTAAGCTCTTGAGGCTGGCATACGCTACCACTGTGCATAAGAGTCAAGGGCTGGAGTACGAAGTTATCTTCATGCCTTTGTCCTCCAGCCACAGCCCTAACCTTCTGAAGAGATCCCTGTTGTATACCGCGATCACAAGAGCCAAAGAGAAGGTTTACCTAATAGGTGAACCAGAGGCTCTTGAGGTCTTCGTACACAATAACAAACAGCATGAAGGATACTGTGGGTTATCTGATAGAGTCAGCCCTAAAATTTAGCAGATCCTCTATATCGAAGTCATGTTTAAGCAGATCGAACCTGTAGAACGCTCTCTTATGTCGAATCGCACTTGATCTGACTAAAAAGGGCGTGAAGTTCTTGGGGTTATTAACTACGGAATAGCCCCCCAAGCCAGCCACATAATATTCACTCTTACTGACCTTGACCACAAAGATCTGAGGTTGGTTTAGGTGACTCGGTGATGGGGGCTTCATCAGAGGGAAGTCTTTTACGTTACAAGTTTTAACTCCGACAGAGTATCCTGCTCTCAATAGATCTGGTTGGTTGTAGTCATATGACTCGCCTATTGTCAGATCCATGAACTTTAACCCCAAGTGTTTCTCTACTACTCTCTCACCGCACCATCCTGTCACCCATCTTTTTAGCAAAGATGTTGTGTCCCCAATGTTTTGAGATTCGCCTCCTTTCTTCAGTACGATGCTCTTCGCCCTTTCCTTAATGGCCTCTAGGTCATTGTTGTCTAAAAGTATTTTCGCGAATTGCTCTTCGTAAGGTTGGACGTAGTAGTTGTAAGATGCCTCACACCCCTGCCCTATGAGTTCCATTTCCATCTTGTATCCCTTTTATAGGCTCATCGTATATTGAGGAGCTTATATGATATTTAGACGAGATGGAATAATATTCCTGCACCTTGAAGACCCTGTGTGGGGCGAGGTCAAGATAGGCAAGATTCTTCCAAGCTCTACGAGTTGGGGAGTCTTCGAGTCTGTTTCTTTGAGAGAGGAAGCTCTCCTCATCCCTCAAGTGGCAGACCCTATCCTCGATAGGGCTACGCGAGGTGACTGCACCCCTTTCATGAACTCTGGTGTTCGCGACCCTAAAGGTTGCCTAAAGAAGATTTCCTCGCCCAAAGAGTGTAGTGAGAGATATTTTTGCATCTCGTATGACTCCAAAAATTGCCAGATGGGGAATCGGAAGATGCCGAGTTGCTTCAGCCCCGTCTCCGACGAAAACTTCAGACCGATAGTCACAGCTTGGCTAGAGGGCTACTATGTAATTCGAGAGGAAGACTTGTAATGAGAGCCAACAGAAGAATTTATGAGGGCGAGAACTCCCCTACTTCACGTCAGCCTATGGCCACAGACGGATCTCCTTATTATGGGGATATTACAGTTTGTGAGAACCATATTTACCTTTATCAAGCGATCACACCTAAGTCTATCATGGACATGGGTATTGCTATTAGGTCAGTCGGCCAGCAGATCATTAATCTTATGACCGACCTCAGCCTCCCTAGTGTCCCAGCTATCCATCTTCACATCAACTCTCCTGGCGGGTGTGTCTTTAGTGGTCTCGCGGGAGCGAGTCATATACTAGAGTCTGAAGTACCCGTTTTTACTTATGTGGAAGGTTCTGCCGCGTCCGCCGCGACTGTCTTGTCTTGCGTGGGGGCTCGAAGGCATATCACAGAACACAGCTTCATGCTTATCCACCAAGTAAGCACGGGTGTCTGGGGTACTTACGAGAATCTCTCTGACGAAAAGGAGTCTATGGACTCTTTGATGGAGATGCTAGAGTCTATTTACCTCAAGCACACAAACATCAAAAAGAAAGAGCTTAAGTCACTCCTTAAGAGAGATCTATACATGAACCCTAAGAAGTGTCTTGATTTCGGCCTAGTTGATGAGGTCATCAAATATGAGAGGGGTGTGTAACTACGAGCCTCGAATAGCAGGGCATCATCAAGGCTCGACTCGAATCATAGCCTTGTTATGCCAATAGGCTTCTGATATCGTGAGGAGATCCAAAAAATCTTCTTCGGTGTAGTTTGTAGGTGTCCCGCCGTCGAGTCCATAGTAGTTCGCTTTTAAAGCGTATGGTTGGATTGGGGGGAATGCGTTGTTGGTATCGGGATACGCATTAATTGAGACGAGTTCCCAATTCGCGTCGTCTATAGGAAGCTCATTACTCCCTGTTAAGGCTAGTGCTTTTGAGTTGTAGAAGATAAGCTCTACTGCCTTCGCACTCGGCTTCTGGGTTCGGATTACCTCGCGGTAGGGTCGAGGCAATTCTCCCTCTACTCTCGACCTGAACCCCTCAAGTACTTCTTCTCCCTCTTCGACAATGGCGACTCCGCTGAAGAAGTGCTCATTGTATTCAGAAGGGAGTGTGGCAACAATGGCTCGACCTCCACTATCATAGTTATCTGGCTCATAACCATCTCGGATTGAGGTCGCGACCCGAAGTAGCTCAGCGACTTTTTCATGTTCGAGAGTTGAGTGGCTGAGAGGGGAATCTGGGGTGTGTCTCCGTGAGAAGACGTTAACTGCCGTTTCTTTAATATTCATGTTAATCCTTGTTCGTGTTTCACACTTTGTAAACAATCGTATGCATGGTCCAATAGACCCAATAAGACCACTTACTTATAAGATCTGAGTTCCGTTTTCTTTTATTTTCTCATTCCTTTGATAACGATCTTCTTATACTGTTGTCCAACAGTGATGACTCGAACAAAGGAGAAAAAAGAATGGAGACATACGATATGGGAGCTGGGATTATGGTTGTGTGCGGTAAGAAGACCCTTGTTTTAAAAAGGGCTCATTACAAGGAAGACCCTTTCTCTGGGTATTGGGACTTTCCAGGAGGTACTTCGGAGAAAGATGAAAGTGCTTATGAGACAGCAATTAGAGAGACAGAAGAGGAGATAGGGATATCAGTTCCCTTCATAAGAGTCTCAGACCACACTGAGAGCAGGTTCTACACTATGTTCATAGGCGAGGTTGGAATGGAGTTTAAGCCTCGCCTAGACCGTGAACACAGTGATTATATGTGGATTTCAATTCCAGAGGTGCTCGAACTAGAGCTTCACCCTAAAGACAGGAGGTGCTTTGAGAAATACTTGAAGAGGAAGGTTCACCACACTTGAAAGTGGACTCCCAGAGACCAAGTGTTGCCCCCCTCTTTATCTATGACCCACCCTAGACTTGGTGCGATGTTGAGATTCTTACCCGCGATTCTAGGGTGCCATGTTACATTCGCCCCGAGATAGGGGGTGTCTTCAGTTAAAACAAGGTTTGCTCCTATTCTGTAGTCACCCTTATAGAAGTTCACAAAGCTCCCCCCCACAGACAGCCCAAAGCCCCCTCCTTGATATGTAGACCCGACCAAGAGACTCGGCTCGAATAAACTCAAGCCAAGTCGCTCTCTTCCAGCATCTACTTTCGGTACGTATTTCAATCTGGGGTCGAGGTTACTGTCGCCTCTGAGGAGTTTACTCTCTAATCCAGGTATAGGGATAAAACCCCCTTTAGGGCTGATGTATCCTGCCATGACGTGAACGCCTTGATTTTGAACGGCTCCGTCTCCAAGGCGATCCCCTTCTCTGAAGGTCATCGCAACTACCTTGAAAGCTAGATTAAGAGAGACCTTGCCTCGCTTTTCCCATAGGTTCTCACTAGAGAACGTATAGATAGGTCTGCCGTTTATGGAGAATGGGGATTCCCATGTGAACTGAAATGGCTCACATCTCTCTGGGTGGTCTTCGCATTTGTGTTGGTCGTCACGGGTGACACCTTTCCAGCTTTCAGGAGGCTTAGGTTTAGGCTCTCTTGCCCTAGTTGTCCTACTCCCGATCCTTGCGGTACCTTTATCTAAATCCCCTTCCATCTTAACGAATCTCTCACTGATATCATCTATACGAGCTCCTGTCTTACCCATATAACTTCTTATGGAGGATTGAGTTTTCTCGCTTAGACCCCCTATGATTTCGTCCGCAAAGCTGTCGAGTTCTGATCTTTTGACCATCTTAGACGTTATTGTCCCAACGCTCTCATTCAGAGATGCGATATCTTGAGCGGTCTTCGCGAGCTTCCCACTTAGTTGCTCCTGTATAGTACTCTCCATCTTTGTGGTCTTGTACACAGTCCAAGCGTTGCCTCCTACGGACAACATGAAAAAGCTCAGAAGTCCGTATGTTACATAGTTAAAACTTAATTCTGGCATTGTCGATCTCCTTAATAACTTTTTTATCGTACACTGCAGGTGACTATAACAGAAAGAGGTGTGATATGAATAGAAAGTTAGCCGTACAAAGAGTTGTGAGGAGGCATAAAGTCGCCTCTTTCAATAGTTTGGTTGCGGGTGCTTTGAAGAAACACAAAAAAGAAGCGTCCGTTATCAAGAGTGCGATCCGCGAAGTTGGTCTAGCTAATGTAGTCAAGCAGGCCAAGAACCGTAAGGTCATAAGGTCGAGAGACATCGTCTTAGATAAAATCTCTTCCAAGCCCCATAAGAACCAATTCAATCAGCTCGTTGATATTTTTGAAAACAGAGAAGAGATTGCGAGAGGTCTCTTAAATGAGGATACACTAAGTAAAAAAGCCAG